TCACTGTGCGCAAGAACATAGTGCTTGCCATCTAGCGTCCATTTGTAGAGCCAGATTACGGCTTCTTTCTGCTTCTGTTGTTCGTCCTCGCGGGCGGCGGCAAGCATATTCAACATATTCAGGATGTCATCAACTGATGAAAGAAGAATCTCCCCTCGCAGTATCTCCATCTTGCTAGCAGTCATGCTTGGCCTCCTTTGCCACAATTGCCCTACCTCTCATCTTTAACTTCCTCTTTGACCTTATCCGGGTCTAACCACGCCAGCCCCCGCTCTCGTTGCAGCCGATCCTCTTCAGCCGTCCGGACTGGAATTGGCTTCAATGGTTCAGACTGTACCATATCGCAATAATAGCCCCCCATAATCCGGTCAATCGAAAGGGGCCTTAGGACGAACTCTAGGTCTGCCTTCCACTTCCGACTGTTATCGCCAGCCAAGAAAGGAATCTTGGCGGCATGAGTAAACAAGTCACAGATACGTTCCAGGGGAGACAGGACAGACCATGACGAATCCTTACTAGCAGCAATCCTGTTCCATGCCCCCTTAATCCGCTCATGCCAGGTACTCCAATCCCGGACACCATGAAGTCCAGCAGAAACGCAGATGGAAATCCAGGCGTCTTCAAATCCTTGGTAGTTCGTTGAATCGAGGGGTTTTGGCAAAAGACTACTCTTTAATCCTTTTTCTATTGAAAGTACTCTATCTATTGAGGGTGCCGATTTCGGTACCAATTTGGGTACAGATTCCGGTACCGTATTCGGCACTGGTACGGATTTCGGTACATCTTTCCATTCACCAAAATGTTTGTTGAATTCATACGTTGCTGGTTTTCTGGTACGGATTTCGGTACCATCCTTAAAAATGATGCCCCGTTTGACCAATCGGGATATGGTATTGATGACGTGTCTCTTGTTGATCCCGGTGCCGTCCACGAACTGACTGAGGGGGATAAGGTCGGTCTTCTTGCCCCACCCGTAGGTCTTGCGCCACAGGAACCACAAGATTCTCGATTCATACCCCGATAGCTGGGTACGGGCAAGGGCTTCGGCAACAGAATTGACAACTTTCAAGTAGCCGTCTTCAAGCTGTGGATTATCACGACTCATGGGTTTTGTGCTAGCCATTGAAGGGCCAGAGCATTGATTTTCTCCATGCCCTGACCGTCACGCTGTCGATGGAAAATGCTGCGATGTAAAGCTTTTGGCATGTAGACAATATGATCATGGTCAAGATGATGAGCCTCGCAGCCCTCAAAATATGTATTCATTGGCACAAAGCCAAGCGTACGGCGTTTTGCTTTGTGCTTGGCAGCATATAGACGCAATTTTTCTGGATGGATGGTGCGCCAGGCTCCAACCTGAGCAGGATGGCCCTTTTCCCAAGCCATACTAGTGGCCTTTCCTTGCTCTCGATGCAGAGCATACCAGACCCGCCCCCTTGCTTTTTCTTCTTCTCGATGGGTAGCATAGTAAGCCAATCTGCATGCCTTTCTTTCTTCACGATGATCTACATAATACTGTGCTTGAACGATTTTGTTATATGCAGACATTTGTTTTTCACCTGGCCCTTCCTGACCTTTCTGATATGTGGCGGCCTGGGGTCAGGTCCAGTGTCGTGCAGGGGATCATTCCCACACTAGCCGCCGTTATTAGTATACCACAAAGGCTTCGCGGTGCAAGGCAGCAGTGTACCGTATACCGCCCCCCGTATGGTGGGGTTGAACCACAGATGAATCCTCTGTTGTTGCCTTCCGGGGGTATGTGCATATTTGGCAACTACTCAGAACGCAGTCTAGCATTGGCGGGTTCACAAATCGCGGTTAATGCTAGAGGGCAATCTCTTTTTCCTCTCCCATGTGTCCCCTGGAGGGCAAGCAAGAGCATATTCCCCTGTAGGGGCAGAGGACACGCAGACAAAGCAATGATTGTCCGGCCCCTCTTTATCTCCATAGAGTGCCCAATACTTGCCCGCCCTATCGGGGCCATAAACGGGCGATCGCTGAAACCAGCCATGTGCCCCAATCACAAAATCGCCCGTCTCGGGATCCCAACATTCCAAGGGCTTAAGCGGTTCAGGGAACAATTCCTCACTCACGCTCGCCTCAGATAGTTCTCTGCCCGCTGGACCTCTTGTATCTTATGCCACACCTTCGTCGTCTCCCTGGCAGCCTTGCCATAGGTTTTAGCTGTGTGGACAAGGTCTTGCCGCAAGTCGTGCTTGCGTAATTGCAATGTGTCTAAAGTTGACATTGTTCCTCCTTTGCCAACCATTCAAATGCTAGAGAATTGATGACGGCCATGTTGCGACCGGTCCACTGATTGTGTGAGATGCTGCAATGAAGTTCTCTAGGAATGAAGATAACCAGTTCGTTGTCTACATGGTGGCCTTCGCAACCCTTAAACCAAGAGTTTAGGGAAGTAAAGCCAAGAATGCGGCGCTTAGCGTGCATTTTGGCGTTGTTTATCTGCTTGCCACCTTTCCAGCGCGCTAATGAAATCTTTGCTCTAGTCTCAGCAGATGGATTACTGTTTGCGGCAGAAATCTTTGCTTTGGTTTCATCTGAACAGTGTTGTCCAAGGCAATTCCCATTCCCCATTTGTGCCATAGATATTCTTGCTCGAGTCTCGGGTGATAAAGATTTTCCGGCGTTTGCCGCAGATATCTTTGCCCGCGCACTCGGGGACATGGTACGCCCTAGGTGCGCCATGGAATTCTTTGCCTTGGATTCTTCTGTTTGATGACTTCCTAGTCTCATGTCTCTCACTCAATCCTTTCTCAATCGTTTTGACTGTGGCAGCGGCGGGATTGAGTCCGTATTCGCGCGGGTTATAAAGCCGCACTAGCTGCCATATTTATTATACCACAAAAGTGTTGCAAGTCAAGGCAGGAACTAGGTTACGTGATTGGTGTTCCAGATTGGATCGGCATTTGGTGTACTCCCAAATTCAGCACGAGAATACGCCAATGCGCTTTGACAGACACCAATTATTTCACGTTGAAGATCCATGGCTTCTCTGGTTCCCTTGCACAGCGCTTCGGCAATGTCGGCAACCTTTTCGGCAACATTGACGCGCCCGGTGACTTTTGCTTTCAGCTTGTCAACTGTTACCTTTTCGGCAGCAGTCGATTCCTCAATCAGCACCGTGGCATAGAGCAGCTTGAACGCAGCAGACTTGTTGATTGAGTCGTCCAGCTCAACACGGTACAACTCATTGAGAGTACCAAGCGTTGCCAGAGCTGCAAACATCTTATCGATATACTCGTTCGCTTGCGTGTTGCAGGGAGGTGTCAGCATGGCTAGTCCATCCCCATGGCTTCGCAGGAATTAGCCGCATATTTCTTTTTCGGTCCCTTGTGGACAACCTTGTGTTCAGCATAGGAATAGGTGACGTGCAAATCCTCAAAGTAGAGGTCGCCCGTTTCCCTTCCATTCTCACTGTGCATCCTTACGCAAGCCTGAATGACATCGGCAACACTGGGAACAACCCCAAGGTCACCTTCTGCTTTGATGGTCAACGTGCGGATAATTTTCTCGCTCATGCTCTCACTCCCTCTGTCGGTTTCGTTACTATCGAAAATATGTGACACATTGGATACACCGCCATTTTGTTGGGTTCGTCGGCAAATCCATCCACATATAGAAGGTGATCGCCGATAGTAAACAGGATATTCTTTACGGTTAGATTTGCGCCATCGTCAAACACGATGGTAATATCATGTTTCATGCCCTCACCTTTATTGGTATGTGATTGTTGCAGCGCGTCAGTGGTGAACGCTGCCAGACCTTGACCCCGGAGGCGGTGCAGTAAGGTGCCAGTTTTCCAAAGTTCTTCAGCCTGAGCCAATATTTGCAATCGAAGCACAAATAGACACGCTTGTTCATGTCACCGCCTCATCAAATCGAGCAGACAAATCAGACCGAATACAAAACCAGCAAAGCCAAACACAAGAGCAACAATGGCGATAACTTCTGTCAGCATGGCGTGCCTACCAGCCCGTATGCTGATGGGTCGTCGACGACTGATTGCTGTCCGGTCTCATACAGTTGTTCCAACACCTCAGCTTGCGGGCGGCCCTGAAGTAGAGCCACCATAGCGACGACTGTTTCCACACTTGGGGCTTGCTCTGTTGTGACCATTTCATCACGACTCCCAAGTGACGTGAGCAACCCGCAGAACAGGATTGCTGATGGATTCCTCGGCCTCCCTACGCGTGTGATAGAGGGTGGAATGAGACATTGACCAACATTCGCTGCTATTACGAAAAGCATTGAGGTTGGTCACCACAATCCACCCCTCATGCTTCGTGGGGACGGGAATGAGGTCGTCACGATTATTGACCGCGCTACCGTGAAATCCGTTCGCAGTCCACCAATCAACTTGACGTTCATCCCCAACAAAACCGATAACGGGCCACGAATGGTTTGGTCCATTCACACACAGAATCCTCACCGCCCGCCCGTCACGGGTCTGGTACCTCTTGCCCATTTCAATCATCACGTCACCTTCGCTGCTTTCTTCTTGTTCGTGGCGCTCCAGTCCTGAAGCTGTCGAATCATCACAACACCGGCAGCCTGAAGATCGTCATGCCCGAGTTTGTCCATATCTACCGGCTCGGTCAGACTGGCAACCTTGGACGCTTGATGGAGTGAGTCCAGCCACTCAGCGCGACTGTAGGACTTGGGGCCGTAGACATAGGTCTCGGGGGGCGTAACCGGTACGGCTGGTTCATCGGGAAACTCGAAGGGAGCGGACGTATCAGCAAGCTCTTCTGCTGTCGGTTCGGTCTCAGGTTCAGTCTCTGTCTCGGGCTGGAACTCTCTTGCCTTCTTGATTTTCAGTTGCAGCCACTCATACAGATTATCGAATACCTTATTGCCGGGGTCGTTGTCGATTTCATAGAGCATTGTCGGATTGAACTGTTCCGGCACAGACAGCCCACGCGGGCAAGCCATGATACCGGCAACATTGGCAAAGGTCTTTGCCTGACCATCCTTGTTCTTGCCCTCTTTATGCGCAACAGAGAGCATACAGGTCTTGCCCAGCAGTCCGGGCAAATTGTAGCCCTTTTCCTGTTCGTCTGCTGTCAGGTCGCGTCCAATCCATGACTGGATATCAACCTTCAGGTGAGCAGAGGCATAATAGGACAGGGTATACTCACGACCGATGACGCGAGGCTTGATCTCCTTTTCGTGAGTCTCTTTGTCCTCAAACTCTGCCGTCAGCTCGGGAATCTCCCATCCAAGCCGGATCTTGCGGCTCCAAGCGCCCTCCTTACCGGGGTACTGGACATATTGGTGTCCGAGATCGACAAGCATGTAGAGTCTGGCCGCGTAACTGCCAGCTGGGATGACGTAATCGTCTGCTAGTTTTGTGTCGGGTGTAAACATTACACTACCTCCTTTTGTGCAAAGTAATCAATGAGTGTTTCCAAGTTGATTCGCGTTACGTCTTGCAGATGAAAAATGCGTTGCGTTGTGACGCGAGATTTGTCTGGCGACATCTCCATCCGTTTCCATGTCGCCACCCCCCAGCCACACCTACGGGCTGCGCCAAGCATCGTCAGGCTTTCATGCGTGCGCCAATTCTCTAGTGGGTTGTACTGCTTTTCCATGTGACACCTCCTTGCGGGCGGTTGCGATGAGCCGCGCCACTGCAATTTCCAGCTCATCAATGGTTTGGCAGTTGCCTTCAATGGTGACAGGCTCACCAATGGCAGAAGTTACGGTCAATTCGGCCTCCCTACGTCCACCATCAGAGAAGCGCTCATAGTGATAAGAGCGAGCTATGCCAATGGGGTTTTGTTCGATACATGCCTTCTGTTCGTTGTTCATTTCTCGCCTCCCGCCAGCCTGTCGGCACAATCAACAATCTTGCAAGCCCGACACGTTACGGGGCATACCCACGCGCAACGGTCAGGCTCGGGTTTGGGTTCGGGTTTGCCAATAGTGGAGTTCCAGTCAACGTCATCAGACTTAACCTTAAGACCGTCGCTAATCATTGCGTTCACTCTGTCGTACTTCTTGCGATCGTGTTGCTTCAAGACCTCCATACGATAACCGGTTAAGACTGTCATACGCTTCATGTCTCATCTCCATGTTAGATTTTGTGGCGTATTCTAGGACCGAGTACCCACCTTGGTGGCTAGGATCGGGAGCCGTGTTTGATTGTCAAGGTTCGTGTTGCGGTTGCTTTGCTGATACCAATATCTGTTTTCCAATGTCCATGTCAATGACACAATATGAAGACAATCTTCACAGTGATGAGCGGGTATAGAAAAACCCCCACTCTTGCCGAAGTAGGGGAAGGTGCTACGCCGTTTTAGTATAGCACAATGTTGTAACTGCGGCAAATGCGCCATAATATACCCTGTAACGCGTTTTAAGCCCGCTACGCGCATGAAGGGGTCTAAAAGCAACTGGTACTCGTCTCTGTTCGGGAAAGCCCCGCAAATTGGCACTTATTGAGGTATTTCCAAAATGGAAATGGTTCTGTCCCTGAAATTGGATATAAATGGGGACAAGTTTGACATGGAAATTCTAAACACATCGAAATCGATGGGTTATCGATCTGCAAGTCCGTTACCATTTATATACAATAATGGTAACCAGCCGGAACGGGCAACACAGAAGTACGGCCCAATAAGTGTGTTTGGTCACACTTTTCAGGGGCAAACCGTGACGAGTTGTCACAACCCTTAAGGATTTCTTAAGCCTTGCGCAACTGTCCGGGAAAATAGGACAGTTCGAACCGGCTACGCGTTGTAGTACTTTCCCATTTTGCCGACGTGGACAAAATGGTGGGAGCCGCTTGGCAACTAACGAGGAATCCTCGTAGGTTCGAACCATCTGATATTATGTTGTAGTCAGAAAGTTGCCAACCGCGCACACATAGTTGCTAAAGGCGTGCGGGGAAGTAAAGAATACCTACGTCTTCGAGGGGAAACTACAATGTAATACATCTGCATACAAGTTGGTGCAAAATATGCACTTACTCAGGGCAATGTGCATTAAGCGCACATTTGACTTGTATGCGGTCAAGCGTATAAATGGCAGATACCTTAAGCCAATTCATGAAGCGTGTAACCCAATATGTGTTACGCAGAGTGCGTCAAGTAGTCATGCAACTTCTGAAGCGTCTCGGGGCTGTCGTCTACGTTTCCCAGTGCCATGTTGCACCGCCAACACAGAAGTCCGCGTACCTTGCCGGTCTTATGGTCGTGATCTACGCACAGGCGACAAGGTTTGCCCGCACGGAGCGGCGGTTCCTTTCCACAAGAGGCGCACTTGCCACCCTGTGCAATGAACATTTCGGCATAGTCATCGGTCGTCAATCCCTGTCTACGGAGCGCCATGTCATAGGCGTGTAATTTTTCATAGTTGGCATTGTATTCTGGATGCGCCCGATAGTGTTTCTTTTGCGCTTTCGCAACGGCGATCTTGCCGTTTGGTGTTTTCCGATATTCCCGCATATATGCGTTCCGACCCTCTCTCTCAAAATCTTCCATGTCACACTCTCCAACAATCCGAACACTGATGACTCTTGGATTGCTATATTTATTATACCACATATAGCGGGGAATGCAAGCATAACGAAAGGTGAATAATTCTATCGGATAGTGCCGTTCTGCTCCATAAATACTAAGGTTTATGCCTAAAGGTGGAACGACTTGACATAAAAATAGGCTACTAGTATATCAAATACCAGTAGCCTACGGTTGTGTCAAACACTACCCATAGCAGGGAACTTGAACCCCAGCATTTCGGGCCGTTCGCCCCGCCTGGCTTGGTGCGCCCGATCCTAGTGAAGACCTCTGGAAGATATGGGTAGGAGGTCGGGTCTAGCGGGACCCGTTGCCTTAGTCACCTCGCTGGGTGATGTGGCCACCGTGTTCTGACCCTATGGACCAAACTGTATTACATTGTATTACTGCGTCATTCGCTGACGTGTATATCCTTCCTCACGCCATCCAGCCTAATCCTTGGACAACCCGTATGGCTTGGAGGTAACCCCTGTTCTTCTGCATACGACTCGTTCCAATTAAGGAATGAGCCGCTATCAATGAGAAACACCTTGTCGGATTGTAACCGAGCTGAACCAGATGAGTCAGTATGGACGCGCCAACGATCGATAGGCAACGCCGCCTCTTGATGGTTATGTGCCCCAACCAGAAAGTCCATGCCCTCGGCAATCTCCGTAAGCTTCGCCACGCGGTTGACTTTGCCCCCAGGGGTTGCCCCACCCCCGCGCGTGTGATGGAAATACCCAAGGTAGTTGACTCTCGTGGATTCGTACCCCTTGCGTGGCGTATGTCCTATCCGAAAGCGAACGACAGCAGACAGTTTCCCATAAGGAACTTCAAGATCATCGCACAGGTCCTCAATCAAGTCACAGTGGGCATAGCGCATCAGTCTCGCTTCGTGATTCCCGCGGATTGCCCCAACGATGAGGTCTTTCACGGGACGTAACCGATCTCGGAGGTAATGCTTTGACTCCTGGAGGTTCATGTTGCAATCGAACAGATCGCTTACCCCATCTTTTGTCACCGTGTCGTACAGATCCCCCATGAGAAAAATGTACGCTTTCTCACGTTTAGCCCAATCGAGATAGCCTTCAAATTTTTTCAGGTCAGACTGAGCAGAGCCACAGTGGACATCACCAAGGGGTAACAGGTACACGAAGTTCCGCTTGTCCTCTTTTTCAAGCAGGACCATGACGTCTCCGCTTCTTTTCCACGAGTGCCGCCACCATTACTTCGTCAATTTCGTTGCTGTTCTTTTCTTCCATTGCACAATCAGTCAGGTGTTGGAAGCAATGATAGAGTTCATGGGCAAGAACAAGACGCGTCCGATACCGAGACATCTTTTCCTGAATCATCACTTCCAGCTTGCGGAACCCGTCGCCCTTTGGGGTCAAGGTAATCCCGCTGGGAATGATCCCATCCGCGCCAGCATACACCTCCAGGAGCTTTTTCGGAACTTTCAGAACCGTGATGACTACCACTATTCGTCAACCTTCTCTGTAGATATTGTGAATGACAACGGTTGCAAAAATAAACAACTTATGGTATAAGGGGAATTGTGCCAGGGGCTACGTCCTGACATGGGGACCGGTGACTCCAAAGGTCGCCTCCTCGTCTGTGCTTAATGGCACAGATAGCACTCACACGAGGCCTTCGGCATTGCCGTGCGGAATCGAAGGCCTCAATTTCATTCTGGCTTGGCAGAGATAGCTGCCACTAACAGCATACTGCTATTCCTAGCCCTGCAAGTCAGCAGTGGGAGCCGCCGGAGTTTCTTGTGGAATGGGTTGATCGGGTATTGGGGTTTCTGGCTTTGGTTCGCCAAGCGCAGCCCAATCTGTTCCCCACGCCAACTTCATTGCACCAACGGCGGTATTGAGTAGGTCTCTGATGGCATCGGGGGGTAGATTTACTCCCACCTTTAACAGCGCCTCATTTGCCCGCTGGAACGCTAACTGTAATTTTACTGAGTTAGCCAATGCGCCAAACGTCTGCTGAATAAGCAGGACGGCGTTCTGCGCAATGAGTTCGTTATTTTCTGCAAGAGCCTTCAACTGTAAAAGCTTTGCCGTGTGCGCTTCGATAAATGCCGTGATGAACACGGGGACCAGCGTGACAATAACCGAGCTGATGAGCGCGATGATTGCTAGGACAACTGGCGTCCAATCAATAGGCATGCGGACCTCCTTATATTTTACCTCTTGCCTTCATGAATGCCCAGGCAAGGGTGTTGTAGGTTACTTGTGCGTTCCAGTCGACGGGTGCACCGAATATACCTTGATCTATTGCCCACTGTTGTGCTGGAGATAATGTCGGCTTTCTTGCGATCCCAAATGTGTCTGCAAGCGCGCGTGTGTATGCCCGCGCGATGGTATCCTTATTGTTGATAATCCACTGCGCTGTCTGCGGGTTGTCGTGAAAATTGGTCTCTGCCAGTACTGAAATAAGCCCGAGACTTGCCGGTTCACGGATCTCTCCCATGCCGCCGCCGCCAAACTGCAACATCCCATCCTGTACGGGCAGGGCGCGAGTATTTGCGATAGGGCATACAATGTTCAGCTCCTTGACGATGTTTGTTGCCAGGGTCTTAGAAAGGGCATAGGCGGGGGTGTAGAACGCCATTGCCCCCGTTGCCTTGCCGTCGCCTGAATTGGAATGAATCGCAAGGTAGACATTGCACCCCTTGTCCTTTGCCTCTTTTGCTCGCGCAGCCAATTCGATAAGGGAGAGCGTCGCCATGGTGGTCTCACAGGTATACTCGGTATCAAGTATGGCCTTGATACGGCTAGCGACGCCCTCCATCTGCACTGCCTCGTTCGTGCCGCCGAGAACGTAACTGTTATGGATTTGGCCGCTTGGCGACAGATAGATTCGCATCCCTACTCGTCGGCTGGTCTCCTGCCAGGTTTAGGAGCAGCATTGAATCCCCAGACGGTATTGGGAACCACGAAGCGCCAACGTCTGAGGATAACGGGTTCACCGTCGCTTTCTTCATCGGGCTTGCAGACAACGAAGCTACCCTTTCCTGCGTCGTCGGAGGTTTGTTTGACCACGGTACCGCCGATGACCAAACTAACAACAGCGCCAGTAACGGTGCGGCCAGGCTTCGTGCCATAGAATGTAGCAGAGGTCGTGACGTTGGTGAGTTCCTTTGGATCCCATGCTTCCGATGAAACCACATGGTCAATCTTGCCGTGATCAACCTCATCGGGAACTTCGCCAAGGCTCTCGACCTGAACGCCAACAAGAAACTTTTTGCCGCGATAGTCCACTTCATCGCCGTGCTTAAGGGTCTGGTTGTTCAGAAGGCAAACGGTCTCCTTCGTTCCTTCATCATACTGCACAACCGCCACAAGTTCAGGGCTGTCATTGACGTTGTTGATTTTATTTAGGTGTCTCTGTTTTTGCGTCAACTCTTCATCTTCCATGTGAGTCTCCCTTGGCTCTGTGAGCCTATTTCACCTGAAGCAACTGCCCGATGTACGGCAGCAATCGTGTAAGGATGTAAACAACAACACCACCGATAATCCAGTCCATATACTTTCGCGTTTGTAGGGAACGCTCAACCAACGGGCCGAGGACGGCATCAACTTCGCCCAATAGTTTTGCCATCTCCTTCTGACTTGCGTCGAGCGCATTGAGCCTGTCAGACAATCCAATTTGCGGCGTATCCATCCGAAACGTTATCTGATCGAGAACCTTGACCACGTTATTGAGGATGACGGTCATTCCGTTCAATTTGGATTCCCGTTTGTCCTCTGAAGCTGCCATATCCTTTCTGAACGTCGCTATGGCATCGGCATTTGCCTCTACCAGTTCTGCGTTATGTTGGAACTTCTCGTCATCGATTCCCATCTCACCCTCCAGTGTTGGCGGGATCAGCCGCCCCACAAGTTTACAGTCCGGCCTTCGTCAAACGTGCCTTGATCGCCGCAATCTCAGCCTTCACGTCCATCTCTTCCAGCGTCGGGCCATTGTAGGAAGGCGGAACTGAACCGTCAGGAACAAACTCGACACGAAGGATGTGCTCTATGTCGCCATTGATGGTGTTCAGCTTTGCCACACCATCGGGCCCGATGGACAGGTGAAGCCCTTCGTCAGAATGATTGTAGAGTGGCGTCCCATCGGGAAGCAAGTACCCAGGTTCGGTGGAAATCTGGTGGCCGTACTTGTACTCTGGCGTCCTTCCTTCCTTCTGCGAGAGAGGACGCAGATAGACCGTTGCAACCTTCCAGCCTTTCTGTGGTACGAAGTTGAAGTCTTTTGTACTCCCGAGCTTTCCACGGTAGATGTTGGGGTCAACGGTGCCCTGCCCTACGATTTCCGTTCTGACGATGATTTGAGTGTTTGCGTCCATTGTTGACCTCCTAGGCCAGTAAAAGAATTACATCCGCCACTGCTACGGCGGCCAGAATAGCCCACGCTAGGGCCTTCAACCATGCCGGGAACTTCATTCTTCCTTCGGAACCTCGACTTTTGGAGTTTCCACTTGAGTCAGTTCGGTCAGCAGTTGAATCTGCCCCTCCATTGCATGCAGCCTTGCAACTGCTTGGTCAATGTTGGCGGCCAATGTCTGTCTGTCCTGTTGAAGCTTGGTCAAGCGTTCGGTCATCTGTTCTTTTGTCATGTGCGTTATCTCCCTTCGTTCGGGGCGGTTTAGGCCCATGTTGCGAGTGCTGCCTTAACCCACGTATTTGTTGCCGCGCAAACATAGATCGTATTGGCAGTAATGCGGATTTCTCCGAGCGTTCCCGTAGCTCCCGCATTGGCGGGGGCGGTATTGAGAGCGGAGAGGCGGAACTGGGCGGCGGCGCAATTCCCATCTACAAGGAAGTTGTTGTCTCCCACATCGGAATCTCCGCCAACGTGAAGCCCGCCATTAACGCAGAGTTCGGATAAGGGGGTTCCAGTTCCAATACCGACATTGCCCGCGCCCGTTATCGCCAAACGAACGGCCGGTACACCACAATCAACGATACTGAAACCCGCCCCATTGGTTACGCCGGGAATAGAAGCAACAATACTGTAAGCCTTGCCGCCAGCGACAGTGTTGTTAAGGTAGATTCCGCAAGTCCCAGCATTGGGAGAGGAGATGCGTAACGCACTATCCGAAGCGTAGCCCGTGGGGTCTGCATTCCCAATAGTTGTCTGTCCTTTAACCCCACCCGCTTTGCCAGTGTCGACCTTAAAGACAACTTCGGCGGTGTCTGCGCGATAGCACTTGATGAAGCCAGTGTTTGACGCACTGGCGCCATATTCAAGCAGGAGCGCATCTGCGCAGGTCGTATCATTACTATCAGTAATAAGCTTAAGCCTTGCAATGTGCGATGGACTCCCAACGGAGGGGCCGAACACCATATACGGAACACCGGCAGCATCCTGAGAAACCCGTATTTGGTCTACTAGCCCTCCAGTCGGTGTAGAAAGAACAACCATATCGGTGGTATCGGAGTCAAGACCCATTTCCCAAATAGTGGAGCCTGCAATATCAAACATGAGTCCGGCTGGCGTGGCAACCAATGCGTCCTTGCTAATGTGCAAGCCCAGCGTTCCAGAGGGAGAATTCTGTATATTGGGCATGGTAACCGTCACATGGTGCCCCTCCGGCGATACCGATGGGCCGAGAACGCTACCATCCTTGATGAGTTTGCCCGTGGTAGTATCAAATACGGCAAGGCCTCCATCAGTAACGACAGAAGCGGGGCCAACAACAGCAGTGGCAGAAGGAGCCCCACCCAGTGTTGCAAGCATGGCCACTACGGTCGTATCATCAAGAACGGTCTGAGCGGCGGCGGTAATGGTTGTACTTGCTGGCAATGAGAGCGTTGCAAGGTCGGCATCAAGACCAAGCGTTGCTCTCTGTGCCGCTGCGTCGGCGTCATTGATAAGTTCGGCACCTGCGGCAGAGATGAGCAGTGTCGTATCGCTGCCAACTAACCATTGCCCGACAACATGCCATATTCCCATCATGCCCTCCTATTTTGTATGTCGTTCATGGTAACGTGAGCGGCATAAAGGGTTCCAAAACCTTCGTCACGTCAGCAGGTATGCGCTTGTCAATGAATGTGCCAGGTTGTGCCGTTGTGACAAGTTGGAGCTGATACGCAACCAACATGCGGGCAGCATTTTCCAGAGGGGCCGGTAATGAGGGCCAGCCACCGACATAGGTGATAATGATTCGGGGATCTGAACAGCGATAAGATATCAGCTCAATGTGCCGCGCGTAGGGGTAATAGTCAACCCATGCCGTGAGCGTTGTGTCCGTTGTTCCAGCGGTGTCAGTCAGATCGTTGCGATACTTGACTATGAGCGATGAGTAAGCCGGTTCGGGAAGGGTAATTTCAATGTTCCCCGCGAACTGATATTCAATCGCATGGAGCGAGACCGTATATCCCAGCTCATTCTCTATCGTTTCGATTGCCCCATTCCACATACCCATAATGAGCGTATCCCTGCTCACATCATCTGCCCCGAGCATCAGGTATTGCTTCAACAGGGCTAGACTCGATATGACTGTAACCACGTAGTCCCGCGTTAATGCATCGGACCCCGTGACGACATAGGTAACAGGCACAGTAAAGTCCTGGGCCACGCCAGACAGCGGTGCAACCGAGGTGCCTGTCTGGACGATGGTGGGTACCAGTGCCGTCACGGAGGTTCCATAAGGCACGGTAGCGCTAATGGTGTGAGTTACTTCATTGACCGTGCCAACAACAGCCGGCGAAAGTCCTGCAAACGTGAATGAAGTAATAGCCTTCAGCGCTGACGGCATAGCAACTCCTTATGAATAAACGACGCCCGTGAAGATGACGATGGTGCCCGCGAGTGCGCCCGTGGGATCGACCGTGTTTGAGCAGATAACTGTTGAACTGACCGATACGCCCGCAACCGTTTCCAGTGTTCCATTGATTGAGCAGGTCAGAACGTCGGTTGCAGCAGTAAGCATGAGCGGCAGCCCGAGGATGTCTGAATCCCCAATGGTAACCGTGGGGACGTTGGCAGATGAACGCGCAGGAATGGCAAGCTTTGTGACAGACTTGAACGCCTTGGCACCCAACACTTTTGCTACGCCATTCTGTGTGATTGACTCGGTAATAACATCTCCATTAATGTTGGTTCCCGTGATCGTGACTACGCCCGCACAATCAGCATGCCCGCCCGTGACAGAAAGGCAGCGAGGACAGGTCGGTTGTGTGATGTTCGTGGTAATGGTCTGTGCTACACCGTCTTGCTGTGTAATGGCGGCATGAATAGCCGTGGCGGTTGTGGCCGTGGCCTGAGCCGCAGTCAAAGCATAGCGCCAGCCATGCAACCGCTGGACACGCACGCCCGCCCCGTCCTGAATCAGATAGGGTTCATTCTTAGCATTGAGTGATTCCCAACTCATTTGTACTCCTTTTTATGATATGTCCGTAGTTGTTTGTCCTGCCTAGCCTCATCCATGTCGAGGGGCTCAATGTAGCCTTTCTTCAGCAAGAGAGCCGCAACCTCGGGGTCATACTCTACGGTATCCCCCATTTTGTAGCCCTCTGCGTTCACCGGCATATTCAATACGCGATACTTCATATTCACCTCGGATGGGGGCAGTTATTGGCTGCCCCCGATAGTGCGTCAGTTACTAAGCAGTGTTGTAGGCGTTCGCGTTGATGGCTTCGGCAAGAACAACCTGACCATCGGTTTCTGCCTGTGCAACGATAACGGTCTGATCGGCAGTCGTGAGTGAAAGGCCCTGATCGTTCCGTTTTAATTGAACCTGGCCGTCCTCTTCCATGTAGAAGTAGGAGAAATCACCGAAGTACGAGTAAATCTTCTTATCGGCAGGAGACTCGAACAATGCTTCGGGAGCTTCGACAAAGGGGCGGCCCAGGATGGTTCTGTTCGGAAGATCAAACAGGGGCGTGGCCACGATGTTCAGGCTCTGAATCTTTGCGATAACGGAGCCAGGCATAACCCATGTCGCGTTGTCGCGGTAATCAACACCCAGTGCCCAGTAATCAGCGGTGATCTGTGCAAGGGTAAGCTCTGCAAGAGTATCAATGCCCGCAGTTGCGTCGTGGTTCGTGGCACCGGTGCGAAGGCCAGTGAAGGCAGTTCCGCCCGCGCCCGTGATGAACTCAGTCCGTTCGAGACGCGCAATGGCGCGAACCATGGCGTTCTCGATGTACGTCACAAGGTTCATAGTGGCATTGCGGATCAGCTTGTTGTCCACAAGGATCCAGGCAGTTGCCCCAGCGGTTGCATAGGAGATTGGATTGTAGGTCATCGTCACCGCAGCAGTCGCAGCGCGAGGGCTTGCCATACGGAGGGCAATCGGCTGGAGGTTCTCAACAGGAATGACGCCCTTGTCGCCCGGATAATGGGTCACGAGTTTGCGGACAAACGTATTGTCCAGCTTTTCGATGATACGACCATAAACGATGGAGGGCACAAGTTCAAGTCCAACTGCGGTCGTGGTCGATTCCCATTCCTTGTGCTCGCCAAGCACAACCCTGTACCAGTTGGCAACCTCGCGGTCAACAATGGCTTTCTGTGAAACCGTGGTAGCGTCAAACGCACTCGGTCTGACGGGCTGCACATCTTTAAGGGCGTCCATCAGCTCAATGTGCATGTCCGAGCGGGTAACAAAATCCCCACTCTTCTTCAGTTCATCAAGCAGTTCTACTTTCTTCTCTTCGTCAGTCACAATAGACCTCCTAGGTCACTTGCTCAACTTCTAACGTTGCAAATAAATCATCTAATGGCATGGGCTGCGCGCCTCCTGGCGTACTCTTGCTCAGTGCCTCTAGCACAAACTCATCGGCCTGCCACCGGCGATTGTGTCTTGTTCCATACTGAAGATGGAATTGTTTGTGGCAGTCCACACAGAACGTGATACCGTTATCCACGTCCAATCGCTTCTCTGGAAAATCTGCAAAGCAATCCGTGTGATGTGCTTGCAGTTTCTTGCCGCGCTCACCACAAATTGCACAGGTGAAATCGTCGCGTTCAAACACGGCAGTGCGCCAATTTGCATAGGGCGCGCTTGCTCGGATAAGCTCTTTTTGTGGGGTAACCCCGCCCTTCCAATTATGACTAAGCGGACCCGTACGCGATGCGGCATTGTGGGCATTCCATTCGGGGGATTGCTTAATTCCAAGGTGTGACTTTAACAATGCGGCCTTGTTCTCTTCGGTCAATCTATGTCCCCTCAATGCCAAAGGCTTCATTTGTTTCCCACAAACTCCTTATACAACACCTCAAGCCATGATTCAGCTTTCGGCTCGGTCGTGTCGGAAGCAGCAAGCAAGGCGTTCAGCGATGAAACACAATCTGAAATAAGGGTGCGGTTCTTAGCCGACAACACGCGCCCCTCCTTGGTCGTAACCAAGGCTTCAAGGTCAGCAATCAGCGTTTCGGGTGTCACATCAACCCCGAGCGCCTTGATTTCGCCATCCGTGAACCCATTGATTCTCAGGGCCGTTGGGTTAGCGGGAACAGGAACGAGGCTGTACTCTAGCATCTCCCACTTGGCAACGTGATTTTCCTGATACTCGTTCGCCAGAAAACCAATAGAGGCGGTATTAATGAAACCCCTCTCCCAGCTTTTGTGAACTGCCGAGATAAGCGGGGTAACATCGTCTTGCTGCCACTCCCAGCTTGCCCGGATACCCTTTGTGTCGCCTTCATGGTAAATCTCCATAGAGATGGCGCGACCAACGGGTATAGACTCCATACCCTGATAGGCGTGACCATAGAGGACAACAGGGTTGCTCATGTAGTTTTCCAGGCTCGCGCCATCCGGCTCTACAATTTCCCCTTGGCGATCGAGTGCGTTTGTCGTGATAATGCAAGACGAGATATTGCCTATCGTCTCACCTTTGATAACGGGAAAGTAAAAGCGCTTCATTTGTGTAGCGTCCATGTCATGCCTCCAGTGCCATTACAAACGTCTGCAATTCTTGCAGGGTATTGTGCCTCTTGCCAAAAATCAGGTGGAATCGTTCATGGCATGGAACACACATCGTCACGCCATTTGCAACATCAAGGCGTTCATCTTTGTGCGCCGAAAAGTTCTGAATATGGTGCGCCTCAAGATCAGCCCCACGCTTGTTGCAAATTGGACAGGTATAATCGTCGCGCTCGAATACGGCGGTGCGCCACGCAGCATACTCCGGGCGATTCCGCGCCGCCTTCTCTTCTGGTGTGACCCCGCCCCTCCATTGATGATTGCCCGCCCCCAGTTGATGGGCAGACATTTTCGCCCGAGTCTCTGCCGACTTGCGTTCCCCAGTGTGCAATTTGCGAGTAGCTTCTTTTGCCGCTTCTGAGCAAGGTATCCCCTTCCTGCCCGCGCTAATCCTCTGCCTTGTTTCCTCAGATACAATGTGCCCAAACTTAGCGGCGGCAATCTTCTCTCTCGCACTCATGGACATATGCTTTCCAAGATTCGCTTTCGAGATCAATGCCCTTGATTCAACAGTCATATGCGTTCCCTTGACCATGGCTATATGACCGGAATTTCTGTGCACCGGCATGAGACAACCTCTTCAGCGGGGCCGTCTGGATCACCGGGATATTGCAAACTTGAACCGCCTACGATAAATGGCTCATTTACGCCAACGACTTGACCATCTGCCGCAGCGTGTGAGTCTCTTGTGCGGTCATCGCCAGTGGCCAGCCATTCCTTTTTCTCTACGCCATTGGCCTTGTATGTCTCTACATCGGCATAGTTGTTCGCGCCTATTACCTGCGTGCGGGCAATTGCTTCAGCGCGAGACTTGGCGTTCACATCGAAATAACCCTTGATGTGATTCACCATGTCGGGAATGGACAACCCATTGGCACGGTCGGACGCAAGAATGTTCATGATCTCGTTGTTTGATGTCTCATTGACATACTTGCTGTACTTCGCGCCCCGAGAGTCAATCCATCTCTTGATGACCGATGGGTCAACTACGGCCCATTCATACCTTGCGGCAGTCGCCTCAGAAGAGGCCATACCAAACGCAAGGAACAGCGGCCTCCATTCGGCAAGCATCTCTACCTCATCGAATATCTCAACAGGAACCTTGACCGCTTTCTGCCCATCCAGCCATGCAATGATGCGTTTCTCTTGCTTATGGAACACACCCATTGTCGTCTGCATGAACTTCTTTTCCTGCGGGGCAGTACGCGACAGGAACGATTTGCCAATCAATTGTCGCGCTTCCGGACTATGCAACGCCTTGAACCCCTTCGGCTCAGCCACGGGGCCAGAATTGGCATCAGGTGGCACGGCGGGTGGCACAACAGGAACATCTGCCGGGGTTGTTGCAGGAAGCGCAACAGGTGGGGGCGGCTCGGGAAGGTCAGAGGTCGTAATGGGAACCAACATAGCGGACGCCCAGTACACATCGCCCCACGCAACCTTCTTCAATCCATCCCGTATCCGCGCCTCGTTGATGGTCAGCTTTCCGGAACGGAACTCTATCTCATCACTCTGCGCCCGCTCTAGCCGGTTGACCTGTAGACACTCAATACCGGTATAGTCAAACCGGAACGTCAGCCCCTTCAGTCCTGGCAACAGCGGCAACAGGAACGTGGTAATCCGGTCCGCTAGTCTGTCAGCTTTGGGGATAATGGTATTCGAGTAGAGGATGCGCTCTTGCGTCTGAGCGTTGCTGTAGTCCACGCTTTGCGTATCGTTCAAAAACACGCCAGGCACTCCGAACGCCGCCCCGATTTCCTCGCGAGTTACCTTCGAGACTTCCAACAGTTTCAGATCTGCTGCTGAGATTCCCAGTTTCTCAAAGTGGTAACCAGCAGAAAGCCAGCCAATGCCGCCCGCCTTCTGAATACCCGAATACTTTTCCTCCCATGCCTTCTTCGCCGCCATCAATTCCGGCCCCGTCAACTTGAAGTCGGTGGTCATCAGTCCGGCTAAGGCACCACCTGAGGACATCTGGTTGTTCCAGACTTGCTTCGCGCCCTCGTCCATGTTGGCGGTATCAAGAATCGGACGTAGTTCGCTCAATCCCAATTGTCCAGTGATGCTGAAGTTGGGGAACAGCACAATACGCGACTTATCCAGTTGACGGTCAGTAGGCGTTCCAGTTGGGCTAAGTTCACGGTATACTAGGTTCCCATGGTCAGAGCGCAACATATCGGCATCCAGTACAGTAAGTCCCAGTGCAAGGGGTTTCTCTGCATAGACCATGCCAGTTCCATTGAGCAGTTCCCACGCAATAATACGTTCAACCCACTCCGTACCTGTTTGGTTGGGGTTGGGTCTAGTGAAAACAGCGTCATCGCCTGTGTGGATTTTGTCACCAGAGTAAAGGTGCCACGGTAGGGAGCCAATGCGGGTGCAAACCGTTGAAACTGCACGATACACCCACACGGATTTGTCTACACCCGTTCGAGCGTCGGTGATAATGGCTTGCCCCTTGTCTGGATAGAGGACAGACATAATATCGTTGAAGGCAACAGCGCCCAATACCTCACTCTTGCCACGCAGTCGTTGTAACCAGTTAGCCATTGCCGCTCCTTATGCCGTCACAGCAAACAGGCGCTCTTCATACTGCGCTTGTTCAACACGTTTCCGCGCAATGGCGGCGTAAACTGGACTGATCTCAATCCCGATGTACTTCCTGCCGAGTATCTTTGCTGCGATGCAGGTTGTTCCAGAGCCAACGAAGGGGTCAAGCACAACGTCCGATTCTTTTACAGAACACCGCTCCAGAATCTTCTTCCACACGTTTAACGGTTTAGCGCACGGGTGGTCATGATTAACCTTCAGGTTGTCTCCGATAATAATGTCGGGCCGTGAGCCTAGATTGTTCACAAGATATGGGTCTTTGCCGTATACCAATATCGCATGCCAGCAGACAAAACCCCAGCAGGACACACCTGTACCGGCAGGAACCACCCACGACAGAATCCAATCAGGCTTTGGGTACAGAAAAATGTTCTTGTTGCCGGGAGTAAGTGCAACAACCTTGCCAACGCGCAATACCTCTGGCATGAACTTGGCAATCAGCTCACGCAAGTTGTCCTGACTATCCTCATAGTCTCCATAGTCCACACCTATTCCATACGGCGGGTCAGTCAGCACAAGATCAACTGACTTGTCGGGCATGGACTTCAGGATGTCTAGGCAATCAGCACAAATGATTTCGTTCATCATGCCACCACACACATTTGGGGGGCAAATGCGAGCATCAACGACTCTGCCCTGTCAGGTGAACGCCCTAGCGATTCCTTGACCTTATCCTTTGATTGAATGGCAATCTTGCCAGTGATGGTATAGTCAAACGTCACCATCAACTCGCGCTTCAAGTCTTGATCATCGGGTATGCAGATGTCGTCATTGAGAAAGCGCTCTCTGAGACCCCAGTACAGTTCGGCCTTGCGATTGGCAAACTTCTCAGAGTCCCATGCTTGCTCTGCGACATTGACACCATTGACGCCTTGAACACCCATGTCATTGAGCGCGTCGACAACACCAGCGCCTATCCCAATCACATCAACGTTCACGGACTCACTCATGTCTTCTGCCGCCATATCTCTGCCATGCTTAGCCACCTGCATCGTGTCCATGCCATGTATGATTTCCTGAGGTCTAACAACCGCGTTCCCATGACGAACGGTGAAAACACTGTTGTCGCTGCCAAATCTAGCGACGTCAATTCCGAGAACATGGGGCAGATCGGGGCCAGTGGGAACGCGCCCCATAGCGGCAATGATTGAGGCAAGGGGAATGACAGACTTGTTCATCGAGGCTTTGTTCAGACTACAGGTGTATTCCTGCGCGAACCTTTCCTCATCGCCATCCAGCTCTGCCAATTTTGCAACCTTCCATTTCTCATCGTGAGAGGGGTTGCCCGCATAGTCCTGCTCCATCCGATACCACGCGGGGTTGTCCAGCAAACTCTCAAATAGGGAACCCTCGGGGCCGGGATTGGGGGTGCTCTCTGCGGTCACTGACATTCCAGCTACGCCCGAACCGGTTATAGCGGCCCAGCTATCACGTGGGTTGTTCCAGAAGGCAAGCTCAGAAGCCAACAGATACTTTGCCCTGAACGATCTCCCGACCCTTTCGGACATTTCCATAGCGGTGATATGGGAGCCGTTAGCGAGTACGAGATGATAATCCGTATCGGTTTTTAACTTGGCAAGCGGCCCCCATGATTCAGCAAGGTTGGTTATAAACGTCCTTGCTGTCTCAAACAGAGCCTTTGCGCTGTCCTTTTTGTAACTGGCAATAACAAAGTCGCCACCTTGACGTAATGCCATGAGGGTGTAGAGACAAACGGCAATAGTAGATGAACCAATGTCGCGAGACTTCAACACCGCAACCCGCTCATGTGACAGAACGGTCTTGACGTACTCGCGTTGCCATGGGAACAGATGCAATGGCAAGAGACCGTCCTGTGTGCGGATATAGCCGAATGATTCTAGAACACTACACATGCTATCGGCGTCCAATCTATCACTCAATTGTTGCCTTCTTTTTCGTTGCCGTCTCTAGCGCCACCATAAACACGGCAACAGAACCATTGTCGCCCTTATCGCCAAGCGCCGCCTTGCCTATTTCCTGTATGGCCTTGACCGCGCTTGCCACATCTTTGGATGGAGTACGGAACAGCCACGGCTTGCCATCTGAATCAACAATGACGTTACCCTGACGATCTTTGGCGGGATGTCCGGCAACCTCTTCATCTGCCAAGTCCATGATCTTCTTCGCCATGACGAGGCAACGATCGTCCCATGCCTTACCCTCGCTGGCAACCGCTACGGCTTTGTTCTCAGACGTCTGTTCTGACAGTCGGGCAACAAAACGGTCACGCTGGAACTCCCAGTTTTCTTTCTTAGCCTTCCGGCACATTGTTACGGGATTGATACCGTACTTATGGCATAGGTCAACTTGGCTAATAGCTGGAACTGCGTTAGTGTATTCTGCTTGGATGCTTAGCCAATCGTGCCGGACCTTGCCCATTACCGCAGACCCCCAATTACCCTATAGGGTTGGAACGAAAGGGAACGCCGGGACCGAGTTCGGACTGGACCGATAGCGCCCGCAGGAACATATCGTGTCGAGGTCCCGGATGTACTCATTTGTTCCCTGCTCATGGAAAAACCCCCAACCGCGCAGCCCGATTGAGGGTATGCGTAGTCAGGGGTCAATGATTCCGTTAAATGCTTCCTGTTTTGTGCTTGCCGGCACAAAGCTACGTCTTTCGTCACGCTATATATTATACCAGAAAACGCCCGCCGTGCAAGGCAAGAACGAGGGTTTCAGGGTTATGCCGTCACCAATTCCTCTTGTGGATAGTTCAGCGTCACCAAAAGGTTATGGTCCGTGACGTATTTATCTCGAGCTATTCCCGCTTCCCGTGCCGTATCATACATCCCGAGATACACCTTGGCCCCATGTACCGACATACAGCTACTGAACCTGTGACCCTCTTTCCGGGCGCCACGGATTCCCAACCCATAATATTTGCGCTTCTCCTTGAACCCCACTGGGGGCAGATTTCCGTATCTGACACCATTGACGCCTACATCCCGTAATTCGCGCGTTCCATCTGCATTACGCCTGACTACCGTATAGTGGTCATACGCGTGTCCGAAATGAGTATGCAAGATGAACCGTCGACAGGCTTTCTCTACCTTGAACCATTCACCGTTTCCCGCCAACTCCATCACCGTCGGAGAGTTGTTGCTGATGACGGTGTAGCCCGCGCGGGTTGCCACGTCCACAAGGGGGGTCATGTTATGCTCCCATAGGTTTTGGCATAGCATTCAGGGCATAGTGGCCTCGCACCCTGCGTAATGGCACAGTTGTTCCCGTCCACATAGAAACAAGCCTCTTTCGGAGTAAGAACCTTGCCACACTTGGCACACACATAACTCTTCTTTTCGGCTCTATGCCGGAACTTCGGTTGGTAGCTACTCATGATTTCCTTCTGCCCCAACGGTTCAAGCGAAGTGTCTTACGCCGAACCTTTAGCCCAATCCAGGAATTATCCCCGCCATTCAAGCCTAGGGTGCGACACATATTGATGATATACGCTGCCTTGCTGAACGTATGACTCATTTCTTCGCCTTCCGCTTCCCCTTCTTGCGGGGCTTG